AACGGCAGCAAGAAGCGGTACGAGGGACTGGCAGGCTGCACGGACTATAAGAAAGCGGTGCAGATCATCAAGGATGGTGGTTATGCGACGAGCCTTGACTATGTGCAGAACCTCTGCCGGGTCATTGAGCAGTGGAACCTGACCCAGTTCGATGTGGCAGCATCTGTTACGCCTGTCACACCCGCTGCGACCCTGTACCGTGTGCGCAAGAACTGGTCGGATACTGCATCTCAGAAGGGAGCTTTCCGTGACCTGAGCAACGCCAAGGCGTGTGCTGACAAGAATCCCGGCTATTCGGTGTTCGATGAGAACGGCAAGGCGGTCTATCCCACCAGCACGGCATTTCAGCCCTACACGGTCCGGGTGTCTATCTCTGACCTGCACATCCGCAAAGGCCCCGGCACGAACTATGGCTCCCGTGGTTTTACTGGCAAGGGTGTGTTCACCATTGTTGCGGAGGCAACAGGTAAGGGTGCATCCAAGTGGGGATTGCTGAAATCCTATGCCAGCAAGCGTAACGGCTGGATCAGCCTCGATTACGTCAAGAAGGTCTAATATCACCTCGTTGCGATGACACAAAAGCACTCTCTGGCACATAGACCGGGCTGATTCAAACGCCGCACTCCGGGCTTCCCAAATCCAACCGGGAAGCCCTTTACATTTGTCATATATGCTGCAATTCAGGCGTTCTGTCAGGCAGATAGTTTGTCGGTAATATGCCGATTTATCTGGGCGACAGAACTTGCTATTCAGCCATACATGCGGCATTATACGACTACCCCAAGGAGGATGACGCAATGGAAATTGTAGTGAAACAGAAAAGGGCGGCGGCCTATTGCAGAGTCAGCACCGGCATGGAGTGTCAGGAAGGTTCCTATGAGATTCAGAAAAGCTACTTCACAGAGCTGCTCTCCAATAACCCCGATGAGGAACTCGTAAAGGTCTATGCGGATGAAGGCAGCGGACGCAGTACGCAGGGTCGGCCGGAATTCCGACAGATGATTCAAGATTGCATGGATGGCAAAATCGACATCATCTATACCAAGTCCATCTCCCGTTTCTCCCGAAATATGCTTGACTGTGTGACCGTGGTGCGTAGGCTGAAAGAGCTGGGCATCCCGGTCATTTTTGAAAAAGAGGGCATTAACACGATGAATGGCCAGAGCGAGCTGTTCTTCCACATCCTTGCCATCATTGCCGAGGAGGAGTCCAAGAGCATCGGTGAGAATGTTCGAGCAGGCATCGCCTATCTCCATGACCAGGGCATTCCGACCGGCCGTGTGACCTACGGCTTTCGCAGGGTCAACAAGCAGGGTGAATGGAGAATTGAAGAATCCGAGGCCCGCCGTGTCCGCTATGCCTTTGACCAAGCGGCAAAAGGAGTCTGCTACGCAGATATCCGAGCTTGCTTGGATAAGATGGAGGATGAGGAAAATACCGGTGTGTCATGGTCTCAGAATCGAAATCGACTACCCAATATGCTGAAAAATGTCGCATACATGGGGGATTACTGGACGGATTGCTACTACACGGCCTACGGCAAGAACGGCCACCGATACAGCAAGCGGAACAGGGGAGAACGCGCCCAAGTTCATCTGGAGGACCATCATGAAGGCATTGTCAGCAGAGAACAGTTCGAGCGTGTGCAGACCATGATTCAGATGGGCTTGCTCCACTCCGGACGAAAAAAATACAATGATGAACAGCAGAAGGTCCTGAACGACCTCAAATGGCAATAAGGAGAAAAGTACATGGAAATTACAGTAGAAAAGGTAGACACTGGGGTACAGAAGCTTGGCTTTCAGGCACTTAGCACCTTGAAAACAGTCCGCGTTGCAGTCTATGCCCGTGTCAGCACGGACCAGGAGATTCAGCTCCACAGCTTGGAGGAGCAGATGAAAGCCTTCCGCGCTAAGATTGCCCAGCACCCTGGCTGGATGTTGGTGGATGTCTACGCCGATGAGGGCATCAGCGGAACCAGCGTGAAAAAGCGTAAAGAGTTCTTGCGGATGATGGAGGATTGCGAGGCAGGCAAGGTCGATTATATCATGGCAAAAAGTATCTCTCGATTTGCCCGCAACACGGTCGAATGTCTGTCCTATGTGCGCCATCTTCAGAGCATCGGTGTCCAGCTTTACTTTGAAAAGGAAGGACTGGATACGGCAACGTCGGTGTCCGAACTGATTCTGACGGTCATGGCGGCTTTTGCACAGGAGGAAAGCCGTTCCATCTCCGAAAACCTGAAATGGGGCATTCGCAAGCGGTTTGAAAGTGGTGAGTCGCGCTGGACCAAGACCTATGGCTATCGGAAGACCAAGGACGGTGAAATTGTCATTGAACCGGACGAAGCTGCCATTGTGCGGATGATTTTCAAAATGTACCAGTACGGCATCCCCATGACGGACATTCTGGATGAGCTGACCTTTATACAGGCTCCTTCCGCAAGGGGCAAGCAGACGTGGAACAAGACCGCCCTTAAGTATCTCCTTGAGAACGAGAAGTACATTGGTGATATGCGGCTTCAGAAATGGGTCAGTGTTGACCATATTTCCCATAGGAGTGTCCGGAACGACTCGACTGTGATTCCGGTCTACAACGTCAGGAACCACCATGTTCCTATTATCGACCGCCATACCTACCAGCAGGTACAGCGCATTATGGAACTGAAATCTCCGCATGGGGAGTACAGCCGGTATCCCTACTTCGATACAAACATTGTCTGCCCGCTGTGTGGGAAGAAGATGATTCCGAGGGTCATGAAAGTGAACAGCCACAAGCGCATCCTTGGCTGCTTTGATGTGGACGGCTGCCGTGGGTATGCGGTCAAAGGGTATCTTGTGGATGCTGCCCTGCTGGAAGCCTACAACACCCTTGAAATCAAGGAAAAGAAGCGGACGGTAGCTATGCAGAGGATGCTGGAAATCAAGGCAGAGAGCCCGAAACTGGACACCGTCCAGTATTACTGGCTGGATGACTTGGTGGGGCACATTGAATTTAAACAGGACACCATGCGGGTGTTCTGGAAATGTGGTCTGGAGAGCGAGGTTGCTTTGAATGCATCCAAGGTTGAGGAACCGACCCATGTGGCAGAGCTTTATCGGAACTCGCTGGACCGTGCGCAGCGGAGCGAGAACAAGCCGGTGAGCGTGGTGCGGGCTGATAAGAAGTCAGTGAATACGCGGGAGGCACAGCGTAATGCTGCCATGCAGACGGCAAAGAACCTCCGTGCCAAGGAGAATGGAGTAGCAGCAAATGATTATTAAAAAGGTAATGCCAAAAATCCCAGTGGCAAAGAAACGTGTGGCCGCGTATTGCCGTGTCAGCACTTTTCGCAACGAGCAGGATGAAAGCTTTGAAACTCAGCAGAAGTATTACGAGGAGCTGATCCAAAGTCATCCCGACTGGGAACTGGTTAAGGTATATGCTGACCGGCATTCTGCTACACGAGTGAAAAATCGACCGGGCTTTCAGGAAATGGCGGCGGCCGCCGAAGCCAAGAAGCTGGATATTATCATTTGCAAGAGTATTTCCCGGTTTTCTCGGAACATGGTGGATTGCCAGCAGTATGCCAAATGGTTTAGAACGCTGGGGGTTACAATCATTTTTGAGGAACAAAATATCCGCACAGATGATCCAACCTGTGATTTCGTCCTATCCATCTTGGCAGCAGTGGCACAGGATGAAAGTCATTCTATCAGTGAAAATGAAAAGGCTGCTTATGCAAGCCGATTTGCACGAGGTGAGTACAATCTCGGCAATAATCGTATTCTCGGCTACGACTGTGTGGATGGCGAGCTGGTTCCCAACAAGGACGCTTGGATTGTAAAGGAAGTATTCCGCAGATTCATCGAAGGCGAGAGCTATAGGCAAATCGCTAAAGGTTTGGAAGAGCTGGGGGCTCAATCGTTGCACAGTAAAAAGGGGTTTGGAGTAGAAACTCTCCGGTACATGGTTTCAAATGAAACCTATGTGGGTGACAAGCGGTTGCAGAAGAAAGCTCCGTTGGACTACCTGACCAAGAAGCCCAATCCGAATCAGAAGGTGGAATCCAATTATCTGTGGGATGACCATGAAGCAATCATAGATCGGGAGACATGGGATAAGGCACAGGAAATTCTGGAAAAACGAAAAGAACTGGCAAAGGTCGGTATTCATAAAACGAACAGGGAGCATCACTTCCTCTACGGTAAAGTATTCTGTGGAGAATGTGGTGCCCCTTTTTTGCGCCGGACTTTGAAAGCTGCTGGTGGTTCCAAGACGCAGAGTACCTATAAAGCGTGGAACTGCCGGAATCGGCAAAAGGGGAAAGGCAAAGAGCGATGCGGCAACCGCTTTGTTAAGGAAAAGGAACTTATCGAAGCAATCCTACAAGAATTGGAGTGGCCGACCATGGATCAGGACCGGTTTGAAAAGGAAGTATCGAAGGTACTAGTATATCCAGACCATATTGAAGTTGAGAAGAACTGATACAGCCCACCGGGTCACTTTCTGGCTTTGCGAATATGCAAAGGGAGATGGTGACCAGGTGGGCTTTTTTATTTGGACGGGATTGCTATGTATAGAGTTTTGCTTTATGCTGGGTGCCAGAGACACACGATCAGGAGGAAATCGTATGAAGCATGAACTTAAACAGGTACATATTGAATCCTATGGATTGACTGGGTCGGAGATGGTAGTTGCCGCAGCAATCAAAGCGTACTTGATGAACTTGCCGCAGTCTGACGCGAAAAAGAAAATGAACGCAGTGATAAGTTTGGAGAGAGACGCAGTGTCGGTCGATGGGAGAACCCTGTCTGGCTTAGTGAACAATTCGGTAGAATACTCTCTGGAAGCAATGGGCCAGAGATCTGAACTTGCGCCAGAATTACGGCAGACAATGGAGACTCGGCTTAAGTCAATGAGCGGATCAATCGCAGTTCAAACAATAGGAACTGGGCTGTTAGATTTCCTGTACGATTGTTGGACTTCAACTAAAATGTAGACCTGGGTTACATGTAGCCCGCATAGACCACAGAAGCACCCTCTGGCAAAGAAGGTGCAGCGGTGGCTTATGCGGGCGATTTTTGTTTATACGCCGAGGCTGTAAAGGATGGCGCGTAATTCTTTCAAGGTGCGAGAGAGAATCTCTGCTTCGAGTTCGTTGCAGTCAATCAGAAGTCGATGGACGTCGGTGTTTGCTGTGGAAACGGAGTGGGTCAGACTATCGACAAGCAAGTCATCTGTAGAAACGCCGAGAGTGTTTGCAATCTCTACGATTGTTTCAAGACTTGGTCGGCAGGCAGCGGTTTCGAGCTGACTGATGTATTGACGGGAAAGATGAACCTCGTATGCAAAGTTTTCTTGCGTGAGGTGAGACTGGTTCCGAAAAAACGCTATACGTTTTCCGAGCGCAGGGTAGTCTATAGGCATGGCTTTACCTCCAAACTGGCCCGCATAAGAACAAGACAATTATTGCGCCGAACAAAACACATAGCAAATTAATGCGGTAAGGATGCAACCTTCCTCCCCTTACGGTGTTGCATCCTTAGAGAATATTTTCTATCAAATGTCAAGCAGTAGTTGACATTTAGAAAAACGTGTCGTCTACTGCTTGACAGTCAACTCGCCAGTGCAGATGTATAATAAAACTGAAGAACTCTAAGGGTTATACAATGCGGGAACGGGGGATTGGGACGAGTGCAAGAAGGACTTTTGACGCTGTATAGTGAGGTCGAATCATCGCCAGTCCGCTGGCTCTGGTATCCATATATTGCAATTGGAAAAATAACCTTGCTACAGGGAGACCCCGGTGATGGCAAGTCTACAATGATGATGAATCTGATTGCTGAAATAACCACAGGAGGTGCCTTTCCTGACGGAAAACCATTGGAGCAACCACAGAGGGTTATCTACCAATGCTCAGAAGACGGGGTTGCGGATACGATAAAACCCCGTCTGGAAGAACAGGGCGCAGACTGCAGCAAAGTGGCATTTATCAATGAAGAAGTCAACAGTGGGCTGACACTCGATGATGAACGCATTAGAGATGCAATCGTTGCGTTTCGACCGAGGCTTGTTGTGATTGACCCAATTCAAGCATACCTCTCCAGTGACTCCGATTTGCAGATTGCTGGAAAAGCAAGGCGGCTGATGCAGCACCTTGGAATGTGGGCGGCTACCTATGATTGCGCCATTGTGCTGATAGGGCACTTGAACAAAAAGGAAGGCATAAAAGGCTTGTATAGAAGTCTTGGAAGCATTGACGTGGTGGCGGCTGCAAGAAGTGTGTTGCAGATTGAGCGCGATGCAGAAAACATGGATATCCGTGTCGTTCACCAGATAAAAAACAGCTTAGGACCAGATGGGTCTAAAATCAGTTTCTCGATAACAGAGGATTACGGGTTCCAATGGCTGGATTCCATATCTGAAAGCTGCGATGAAAAACAAGAAGTGCAGACTTTGGAGTATAAGACAAAAACGGAAATGGCTTGCGCTCTTTTGAAGCAGTATCTTGTAAAAGGTGATATGGCATCAAAAGAAATCTATGAAAGGCTTGGAGAAGCTGGAATAAGTCGCAGAACCATAGCTGAGACGAAGCGCGTGCTAGGAATACAGAGCTATAGAAAAATGCGCCAGTGGTACTGGACGCTCAGGGAATAAGGTGAAACCGTGAAAGAAAACAGTGGACAAGACCGTAAGCAGAAAATCCGTGATAAATATAAAGGCACGGATGCGTCTGAAATCGAAATAATCCCTGCAAAGCCTACTGCGGATTTTATGGAGAGCGGTGGAATTCGCCGTGTGGCGGCCTATGTTCGGGTCTCAACGGATAATGACGAACAGACATCTTCTTATGAACTTCAAAAGAATTATTATACTGAGTACATTACAGGACATCCTGGATGGGAACTTGTTGGAATCTATGCAGATGAAGGTATAAGCGGAACATCTATTGCACACCGAAAAGGCATGCTCCAGATGATTGAGGATTGCAAAGCCGGGAAAATAGATTTGATCATGACCAAGTCGATTGCTCGATTTGCAAGAAACATCGTTGATTGCCTTTCTGTTATTGACCTTCTGAAAAACCTTGAACCGCCTGTAGGTGTTCAGTTTGAAGCAGACAACATTTATACGCTTGACAATAATGGACGAATGATCTTGACGATTTTGGCCTCGGTTGCTGAAGAAGAATCCCATTCAAAATCGGTCATTATGAACTGGTCGATTGAACGCCGGTTTAGGAAGGGACTGTTTTTGACACCAGAGCTGCTTGGCTATGACCGGGACGAAGATGGTGACCTTATCGTCAATGAGGACGAAGCTGAAACTGTAAAAGCAATCTACTATCTTTACTTGAATGGTGTTTCATTTTCTGATATTGCAGAATTGCTTAAAGCCTATAAACGCAAGACAAAGCAGGGAAGTTATGAGTGGAGCGCAAGCACACTGGCCGAGATTGTTGCAAATGAACGTCATTGTGGTGACATTAGGGCGTGGAAGACATTTACCCCTAATTTTTTGACACACAAAGCCAAAAAGAACAATGGTGAAAGAACGCAGTTTAGAAGAAAAAATCATCATGAAGCCATAGTTTCTCGAACTGTATATGAAGCAGCAAATTTTCTTCGGGCATCACGTGCCTATGCGAAGAAAGCTAGGCCCTTGCCTGTACTAAGCGTTGTTGACAATGGAATCCTTCGAGGATATGTACCACTGGATAAAGACTGGACCGGATTCTCAACGGATGAATATCAAAAGGCATCTGAAAGTGTTATGAGCGAGTTGGAGGACACGCGGCAGATTGAATATAAAGCAGGATTAGACATGCGTGGCTATGAGGTGGTTCGGTCTCAGTATTTCTCTACTACGCAAAACCCTGCGATGACAATAGCAGATGGAAAACTGTGCTTTAATACGGCCTGCCTCAAAAAATTTGAGAATGTGGAGTATGTAGAGCTGCTGTTGAATTCAGTGAACAGGTGTATTGCTGTTCGACCATGTGATGGGAACAATCCAAATGCAATTCACTGGGGAAAGCTGCGCGAAGGGCGGTGGTGTGCGCTGTCCAAGTCGTGCCGTGGACTGGCGAAAACGCTGTTTGACATTATGGATTGGAATCAGGACCTGAAATACCGTTTCCGTGGTGACTTTATCGAGAATGATGACCAAAAGGTTATGCTGTTTCAACTGGACGAACCTGAAATGGTAAAGACGGAGAACATCGTTCTTCCGCCCAAAGAAGCTGAAACAGATGACCGAGCTGAAATCGCAGGGAGGACAGTTAAGCAGATTATTAACATTTTGCCTCCGGAATGGGAGGACACATTTGGAAGACCGATTACCAGCATCGGAGAGATTAATCTACTGGAGCAGAGGCACTATGCGGCTGACTGGGATGTTTTGCGGCCGGCAAAGGAACTGGCCGAATACAGTACATTGACCTCAGAAGACCTTGAAGAACTTTTACATGAAGCAGAGAAAATAATAGAAGGGTGGCCTATACCAGATGAACATGGAGCTGGCGAATCAGCAGACAATGGAGATGGAGAATCCGCAGGTGTTGGAACTGAGTGCGGAGCAGATGTCGGAGCGGGAACAGAGGAGAACGGAGATCGAGCAGACCTTTGATTATGATGGCTATCAGGTCGCCCGGAGGGAACTTTTTGCACATCTTCGAGATCCCGCCATTATAATAAGGAAAGACAGCATCACATTCAACACGGCCTGCATTGCAGGTTTGGAGGATGTGGTGTACGTCAACATCATGTTTAACAGCGACTTAAAGCGGCTTGTAGTTAAAGGCTGTAATGAAAATGACAGGGATGCTCTGCGCTGGTGTATCGCAAAACCGGACAAGCGTAAGAGTCGGAAAATGTCCTGCAGGTTATTTTCAGAATTGCTTTATAAGGAAATGGATTGGTCCGGTGACTGCCGGTATAAGATCCTCGGATACCGCATCGAGTTCGAGGGCGAAGCTCTCTATGTGTTTGACCTTGTGGCGGCCGAGGTGTTCCACGAGTGTAAAAAGAAGCAGTCTGCTGATCAACAACCTACGACAGTGGCCGAAGAGAATACGGAAGAACAGCCTGTGAATCCTCGGAAGGGTTACTACCCAGATGACATCGCGGGTACATTTGGCATGCCTGTTGAGCAGCATCGCCAAGAGTCTGAGCTGAGGCAAATGGATGGTTTTGTCTCGGTTGGAATGCTTACGGGTATGCCCGGACAACAGCAAAATCTATAAAAATTGAATTTGAGCACCAAGGGGGGGAGTCTACCCTTTTTCAGGAAGGAGGAAAAATTATGCCAGCAAAGACATGGCAGCAGAATATGCTGGGGATTACATTTCGATATGCAGACGGTCGCATCACGGTCTTCCGGAGCGCCCTTGAATCTATTGGCCGCCCAGAATTCTATCATTTTCTCTACAACCCGACCAAGCAGATGTTTGCAATACAAGCGTGTGGGATGGATGCAGAGGGGGCCAATCGTGTTCCAAAGAAAAATCAGGACGACCGATATGAGATCAAGAGCAAGAATCTTGTGCGGCTGCTCTATCAGAGCTGTGGCTGGGACAGAACAAGATCCTACCGGCTGCCGGGTGTTGAGTATCCGCAGCAGAGACTCGTGAATTACGACCTGTGCCGCGCCATTCCCATTTTCGAGGGAAAGGTGGACAAGGAGAACGAAAGTGAACAGGAGCCGGTACAGGCAACTTCTGGGGCAGAGAATATTTGACTGTGCGAGTCTGAAGAAGAAACGGTTAGGCTCCGCAGTCGCAGAGAAAACTGAATAAAAAATGTAGCAGCCCACCAGGTTGCTTTCCAACGAGCTGAGAGATCAGCGGGAAGGAAAGGCTACCTGGTGGGCTGCTTTTTTTGACTTTCAGAGGGCAGTTGCTCCGTGTCTGAACGGGTGTTTATTCCCGACCGCACTTATTTCCTCGTGTCTAAATTGCCGAAGCCTGGGAGGGGCGGAAATCTGCCTCGTGTCCAAACGGATGTTTATTCCTGATGGCACCCCTGTCCTCGTGACTGAATACTATATATTGACGCGAAGAAATATAGAAACGCTAAATATGGTGGCTTGCTCTGCGACCAACGTTGAATCCTGTTTATGCCTGAAAGTACCGAGGGGATTTCTGAGGGGCAAACCACAGCTCTGACTGGGTGGCCCCATCCGGGAAAATGACAGGAAAAAAGACGGTCACATCGTGTGTGCCGTCTTCAATCCATTCGGGGCGGCTGCTGCCTTCCGCGTGCTCGTCACTCCATTCCCATATTCCGTTGTGGTAGTGCCCGCATTCTTCGTTGCCTTGGGCACAGGTGTGCGTTTCGCATGGCCCCAGGTTTTCAGCAGAGAGAAAATCGTGTTCTGCATCTGCTCGGGCGTATAGCCGGGAGGGAAGAACCTCTGAACGTCAGATTGATTCAAGAAAAACTTCTGCCGCTGATTGGGTTTCTGCTCGGTGAGCAGGGTGTGCAGGTAGTGCTCCGTCAGGGTGCCGCTTTGGCTCATCTCTTTGAGGCGGCGGGACTGCACCAGAGAGGGCGTGGCCTCGCAAAGCTCCAT